GTCAGGCTGCATGGCTTTGCCACCGAACGGCACTTCGATGGGGTCAAAGTCAAGTTGCCGCAACCTGTCAATGACACCCGCTCCCGCTCCGCTGTCAACGAACACAGCATCCGGCTCCCAATCGTCAATGACTTGTGCGACGCGAGCAGCCAACTCCATGTTGTCAATGCCCCGGTACACAAGCGGCGGGAACATGATCAATCCTTGACGTTTGACAATGACGCTGCGGTCATCACCGAACCGTGCAGGGTCAACGCCAAGAATGCGGGGTGACCCTTCAATGTCCTTGTCTGTATATTCGCGGCTTGCTGCAAGTTCAGCGTCAGACAGGCTGATCAACTGGTCATCGCCGGCGGCGGCAAAGTCGCACAGATACTCGCGAGCAAACGCAGTCTCAGGCATGTCGCGCTTGAGGCGTTCGACTTCATTAGGGTCAATTGCCTGGGTGTCGTAGACCGTGTACCGAGCGGCGTTCCAATCGGGCAACGACTGTGCGCGGTAATACAACTCACTGAACAGGTTGATGCCTGACGGTGTGCCGATAAACATTGCCCAACCCTGACGGTCAGACAGTGCCGGCTGAATGATGTCGTTCCACACTTCCGGCTTGACCTGCGACACCTCGTCAATCACGCATCCGTCAAGTCGCACACCGCGCATTGCGTCGGGGTTGTCTCCACCGAATATACGGATGACGCACCCGTTGTGCTTAAACGTGACGAGCAGGTCGCCTTCGTTAATGTCAATCGCGTTCTCCATGACAAGCGGCGCAAGTTTCTGTTTGAGCCGCGCCCAGGCAATAGCCTTGGCTTGCTTCAGGAACGGGGCAATGTAGAAGAACAGGCCAAGTTCCTGTTTGAACCGGATCGCCTTGTCAATCAACTCCATGATGGCAAGTTCGGTCTTGCCGGCGCGACGGTGCAGGGCAAGCACAGTGAACCTGCGCTTACTGACATGGCATGTCCGTTGCCATGCTCGCGGCTTGTACTGCAAACTGACGGTGCGAGCCATTACCGCTCCGGTACGCCTGTTGCCACCATCAGGCTGATGCCACCGGAATGGTTCATGTCAACGCGTTCTGCCCACCGGGCGGGGTTCCACATCCGAAGGCACTTCATCCGGGTATCGACCTGCAAACGCCTCCAAGCGGCTTGTACCGCGTCTGTAGGCTCTGTGTCGCACAGGGTCTTGCACTCCTCAAGCATTGCTTCCTGCCCTTTGTCACGGGCAACCTTATACAGTCTGCTAAAATCTTGGTCTTCGTCTTTCCATTCATGCACAGTTGCAATGGAGGGGTTTCCATCCTTCTTAGCAAACTCAAGCAGCGTTCCCCCGTTGGCAAGCCACTGGAGAACCTCAAACGCTTTGGGGTTGTTCATGATTCCGGTGCGCTTCGGTCTGCCCTTCGGCCGCTTGATCACAGAGGTACTGGGTGACTTTTTTGTAAGCGCGAGGGATTTGTGCGCGTCTTTCATAGTTGCATAGTTTCTGTATGGTGGACTTTGAGAGTTTGAACATTGACGCTAATTTGCCGTAGGAAAGCCCTCTTTCCTCCCGTGCGTCCCTTATGCACTGTACTGCATAATCTGAGATTCTTGCGTTGTGATGCGATTGCCCGATGCGATAGCCGTCTTCATTGACAGCGACGATGGCTATACGCTTGGTGATCATGTGCGCTTACGCAGGACGATGTCAAACCCTGCTGCGCCGGCAATGGCAAGCGCAGAATCAAATGCTGGCTTTCGTTTACCGATCACCGTACCAGGCGTACCAAGCAAGCACCTCACCGTGTGCGCTCGGAGTATCCCTGCGCGATCCATTGCAATCGCAAGTTCCCCGCGTGTCGATCCTTGCGACTCAAGTGTCTCGCGGATATGCGTTTTAAATTCGTCGTAAGTGTTTATCGTCATCTACGTCAGTATATAAGTCAATCGGTTTCCCAATATACGAGATCGCCTCTTTTATAGAATTTCATTTGATCAACGTACTTCTTGGTGTCAACAAAGTGCTTGTCCTTGACAGTGAAGTAGTTGTTGGGCAACAACAAGAAGTAACCTTCATCGGCAATGATCAGGCTGAGTGGCTTGTGTTCTGCGGGGTACTGCGAGTAACCATCAGCCCAATCAATGACAATACCTGTGTGTATGCCTGACACCTCGGCGCGGAACGCGTTAACAGTCAGACCTTCAAGTGCTTTAAATTGCACGGCTTCAATGTCGTTACCCATTGCTCCCCACGGCTGCGAGGAGTCATCAAAGTCAGGGTCAAATGACTCGGTCGTTGACAGCGCGTGTAGCGGCAGACCTGACCAGTGTGCTCCTGACGCAAGGATCACATGGCAAGACAGGTACTGACCGGGTCGAGCGTAGATGGCATGCCACATACCGGGCGTTGTGCCGGCTGGCATGTTTGACCCAAGGTATTGGTTGTCAACTTGCACATAAAAATGGTTGGGTAGGTTGGTGTGTCGCATTAGTAGTCCGGAGATAAATCGTCAAAGAACCATAACCACACGCCACACGAAATAATGAAGACTAAAGCAAGCGGTATAGAGCAAAGCGTATGAGTCATGCGGTTCTTTGTTGTGAGGGTACGGGTCTGCGGGAAATCGACAACACGCGACCGGGTTCCTTTGCGTTTGGATCCTTTGCCCACTCTGTCAACAATGGCAGTTTCTCAGCAAACCAATAGGTTTCCTGTATGGACAGCGCATATTCCTCACGGTAGATCTTGAGTGTCGGGTGAAAAACCTGTGCGCTGGTACGGTACGGGGTTGCTTGAATGACAATGCCGTCATCGTCAACAGCGACAAACCCTGTCTTTGTTTGGCCAACGGTAAAGCCTTCATGCCGTAGGTACATGACTGCTCGAAGGATCTTTGTCTTGTTGCGGGTGGTTGGGTACATCATGCGTTTGTCCGCTGCACAGGTCGTCTTGATGTTGACATCTTTCGAGTCCATTCCTTGCTCTTTGGATTGTTTGCCCACTTAATTAGAATTTCCATCCGCTCCTCAAACCAATGCGTTTGTGGAAGTTTGCGCGAGTATTCCTCACGGAATCGCTTGTGTATGGGGTGTTGAATCTGTGCGCTTGTCCTGAACGGGCTGACCTGAAACACCACACCTTCCGAATCAATGGCAATAAATCCGGTGTGCGTCATGCCAACGGTAAATCCCTCTCCTTGCAAATACATGGCAAGTGCGCTCATTTGCTGCAATACTGGTTTGCTTTCGTACCTCATGCGTACCTCACGGATGGCTTGCGGACATGCTCGACGGCAACGGCAAGGATTCGGCGTGACTCCGGTACATGACCAATGAACTCGCGCACTTGTTCAAGTTCCGCGTCGGACACGTTCTTCAACATTGCTTCTGCCCACACATCCCACTCAGCAAACTCTTCAGTGCTGATCGGGGTGCAACGCTGTAGGTCGTTGCGAGTCTGTTCAACCTCACGCTCACCTACTAGGTTCTGAGGGATGAGAGCGCAATACGCTTTGTGTATCGCTGCAATCTCAGGCTTAAAGTCACGAACAAGTCGGTGTTGGCGAATGCATGCTTGCAACTTGTCCTGATGCAAAGACCCCCACTTCTCGTTCAATAAACTTGACAGCACAGGCTCAAGTTTCCACTTCGGCCACATCTCTTCCATCAACTTTCGGTTGTCCATCCATGTGATTGTTGTCATACGCGAGAGTATATACATGTTTCAAGTTACGCGCAAATCTATGCATGTCTATCAAACGTGCATAGTTAAACCCATCGAATTCGATGGTATTAGGCCGGGTCTTTGAATTCAGTTGAGTAGGTTTGTTTTTGAAATTTCGTTTTTTCAAGCACATAAATCTGCATACAAGCGCAGATGCTAAGGCTGGAATGGTAAGTTTTTTTGATTCAAAACATGACATGTCGCGTTGTCAACGTACTAGCACGGAGAGCGTTGAGGGAGCATCCCCGACCGTAGTCGGAGAAGCGTACTTGCACGGTTTCGCGCATCGGTATGCCTGTTGGTCTTTCACCTTGTTTCGGGTGGACGATTCCCTGGTATGCCACTACACCACATGCTTTCGCACAGCCATGCGCCGGGATGCTTGGCACATGGACTTACTACGTCCGTTCCCACCAACCTTCGCCAGTGGGTAATACTCCTTACTTGAGCCGGAGTACCGCAACTTGTGTGCTATGAGGGCTGCCTCGTCGGCGATACCCATTCGTAATGCGGCTGCACACCTACCACCAAATTGTCGTTACTTCGCGGTTGGAGGCAAGTCTGTTCGGACTTTGCCGTACTTCCGCACATGAACTTTCGAGCGGTTCAAGAACTCAGGAGTCAAAGGAATCGTGTCCATCCAATTTGGATCTCCACGCTTGCCGAATGGCTTCTTGATCTTGCGCCCCTGACTCATGCCGCGAATCATAACAACCGAATTGGATCGTGCAAATGGAATTGAATTGGTACACTCAAGCCCCCCGGAAGCGCAGCGCGTTGATCGAAAGATCCGCGCTGTGTTTGTTTCCGGAGCAGGAAACACAGGTTAAATTGGAATGCTGACCGCATCGACACAGTCACCGCACTATGTCGATCTGCATAAAGGTTCAAATTATTCATAGGTTTATGCAGACAGCAGCGCGTTGCCGCGCCCTGTCCTGTCGGTAGGTTAATTACCCCATTGCCTAGAAAACGAGGGGCGTACCTTGCGGCCTTGTGCCTCGTCGCAAGTGGGAATCAACACCCACATCTCCGCGCCGACACTATACATGACGCATCTGTCAATTTATTTCATGCGTGTTTGTAACTAGGAAACTGCAATTATGTAGAAATCTGTCAACAAACTCATGTACTACCCCTTGCGTGACGATATACCTTGTCGTAGAGTACTGAAGTCAAAGGCGCGGCCAATGACAACGCACCCAGTTTGAGAGGACTGATCGTGACTACCAAGTTCAAAGTTACTGTTACTGACGCACAAACCAACCCGCAACTCGCTCGCATCTACTGTGACGTTCTTGTCGCGGCCGCTAGGGAAATTAACGACAGCGTAAGCCAGCGCGTCATTCGCGCACACAACGAACGCGCTTGCGTTGACGTTGACAACGAGTTTGCATTTGACGCTTGCATTGACGAAATCTACGCCGCCGAGGCTGCGTTTCTTTGCGCTCACCGCGACACGGAGGTGACTCTGTGACCAAGCAAATTATGCAAATTGACGTTCTGTCGGAGTGGGTTACCGATGATCAGGCTGCCGAGTACTTAAGCGAACACGTTGTGACCGCAACGCTTGAGGTGCATTGGCAATATCACAAGCCTGGACACTACACCGGAGTGCAGGGCTGGGAACTAATCTCTTGGAACATCCTTGAGATTGCGCTTGATGACGTTGAACTGACTGACCAAGACATTGTCCCATCAGACTTTCCGATGGCCGAGGTACGCGCTGCGCTTGAAGACGCAGAGCAAGTTCGTAAATACATTGGTGATAGATTTCCGGAGGATGCATGAAATATTTATTTGAATGTTCAAACATTGAAGCGGCCACCGTTTCTGTTCAAATAGACGACACGGTAAAAAAACTATCAGCCGCATTTGATTATGCGTTTAATGGGATTAGTAAATTTATTCCGCCACGCCTTCCAATGCTTCCATTGGAATACGGAATTGGACTAATTGTGGGAGCATCAGGAACAGGCAAATCAACTATTCTCAAACAATTTGGCAACGAAACAACCATTACATGGAATTCACAACTTGCTATTTGTTCTCATTTCGACAATGACATAGATGCCAGTGAACGATTGTCTGCCGTTGGCTTTAATTCTATTCCAGCATGGATGCGTCCATATCATGTCTTATCAACAGGCGAAAAATTTCGTGCAGATTTGGCTAGGCAATTAAAAGACGGTGCTGTAATTGATGAGTTCACTTCCGTAGTAGACAGAAATGTTGCTAAATCATGTGCAAATTCTATTCGACGCTATGTTGATCAAAGAAACATTAAGAAATTGGTGTTTGCTTCATGCCATTACGACATAATTGAATGGCTTCGTCCTGATTGGGTATTTGACACAAGCAGCGAAAAGTTTATCGCAAGGGGGTATGAAAGGCGACCAAACATTATTTTGGAAATGTTTCCTTGTTCCACCAAAGCGTGGGCAATGTTCCGCAACCATCACTATCTCGACGGAAACATTAATAAAAGTGCAAGATGCTGGATTGCCGTTTGGGACGGAACTCCTGTCGGATTCTCCGCTGCACTTTCATTTCCCAACGGCAACTTAAAAAACGCATGGCGCGGTCACAGGACGGTCGTGCTGCCTGACTATCAAGGTCTTGGTTTGGGTGTGCGTATTTCCAATGCCACAGCAGAAATCTTTGTCGGGCAAGGCTGTCGGTACTTTTCCAAGACCGCGCATCCGCGCATGGGCGAATACAGAAATCAATCCTTGCTATGGAAACCTACAAGCAAAAACGAACGCACACGCAAAGATTACAACAATAGCAAAAGCACAAAAGAACAACGCTACATGATGAAACACGCTCATCGCCTTTGTTATTCACACGAATACATTGGAAATCATATTGCTGCTGTAAAGGCAAAGGAAATCGCATGAAACGATCACTTGACGGCAACGAACCGCGCAGTAC